TTAATAGTAGAGGGCGAGAACGCATTTAATAACGAGGTTGCAGTTATATCTGGATCTCCATACACAAATGCAAACAAACAATTAAAACGTGATTACGAAGATAGAGGTATGTTAGTAATCACACAAGACAAAAGGGATACTTTGTTTCGCATGAAAGATAATTTGATTGAAGAAGCAAAAAAGTTCCTTAACGTTGATCAGGGCGAGTATCCTGGTGTTTTTACTAAGCCGTACGAAAACGCCTTGTACTGGTGGGAGCAAGACGTACTCCTCAAGCTAAGATCTGATGTTATCAGACACCCAGTAGTGCAACCCTATTCAGATGAATCTATTGTAGTTATTGATTACAAGACTACAAGTGATTGCTCCGTATCTGGATTTACTCGCTCTATCAGACGTTATCAATACGATTTACAAGCTGCTTTTTACAAGAGAGGTTATGAAAGGGCAGGTTTTAAAGTAGAAGACTTCTTGTTTGTTGCACAAGAAACTAAACAACCCTTTGCAACAAAAATATTCAAAATGCATAATGAGGATATGGACAGGGGTTGGGATCAACTAGAGAAAACGCTTGGAGATTATAAGGCCGTTAGGGATGGGGAAAAACCTACGATCTATAATACTCCAAGCATAGTTGAGGTTATGTTGGGATATGAGTTTGAGTGAGTAGTAACAAAATAATAGATAAACTTGTTAACGAAAAAAAATCTATAAAAAAATGTCTTAGTTGTAGTAATAGCTACCCTAGAGATTACTTTCCAACAAAACAAAAAGCATATAAAGTCACACGGCTAGATATTTGCAAAGAGTGTTATAAGAAATAAGGAGAAATAAAATGACTGACAACGTTAACCATCCCATACATTATTCTAAACAAGGCTCTGTAGAGTGTATTGACGCAATTGAATCAGCTTTAACCTTTGAAGAGTTTAAAGGTTATTGTAAAGCAGCAGCGTTTAAATACATTTGGCGTGAAGATCATAAGGGTAATAATATCCAAGATTTAGATAAAGCAATATGGTATTTAACCAGGCTGAGAAACAAAATGGAGAACAGATAATGGATCTAAGTTTTTATGCCTTAGTCGGTATTATATTGTTAGTTTCATTTCAAATATTTTTAGATAAATGAGTATAGAAAAAAAAATACAAGAACTAGAAAAGCACATTAAGTATATTGAAATGGTATTAAAAGAAAAAAAAGATGAGCTATTTTGTTTACTTGTAGAAAAAAAACAAAAAGACCAAGACAATAAAAAAGGGGCTTAACGCCCCTTAGTTTTATCCCAGATCGGGTGGAACTGCCGCAGGGGGTGGCGACATACCACCAGTATCCGCAGGTAAATAGCGTAAAACTTTATTTTTACTACCAGTTCTTTCATTACCCTCATCATCAGTCCAGTTATTTTCAACTTCCTTTAGAGTGAGTGTAAGCTCCTTGCCTACATAGTCCTGTGCAGAACTAGGTGGTTGTTTCACAAAACCAACAGCCTTGCTAAGTCTAGTAAATATATCTGTTGATATTTGTTTTATTTCTTCTCTAGGATCCCATAAGTTAAACCACTCGTTGTGATCTCTATAATTACCTCCAGCTATCTGGAAAGTCATCTTCAAAGTCCAATTACCCTTTTGAGATTTATACTTCTCAGCTTGAATAATTTTAGCAGGGTGGTCGCCAGACGGAGCCACTCCAGGCCCCGCAGGTTTGTCCTCCACCTCAACATACGTAATGTCATCAAAGTCAGACATTTGTTATCTCCTTCACATTATCTGTGTTGTTTGCTACAGCCGTAAAGCCTAGCTTTTGTATTAATGCAGTAAGATCTGGAACTTCAAAAGCTTCTAACTTACCACTCCTATCTTTAGCAACGTAGCCTTGACCAACTCTGGTTTGCAACCACCTGGCCTGAACTGCATTACCCTCCGCGTCTGTATCATCAATAACCCTAAGGGCTAAGACTTCATCAAAGAAATAAGTAATGGACTGACCTAACTTTGTACCAACCATTTTAGGCTCGTGCATAAAGATACCGTCACTATTTACTTTTTCTTCTTTACAAATAAACATAACGTGCATATGTAAATCACGAAAAGCACGCATGACATTTGTTACAGATTCTTGTACCTCCCCGTATGCCTTACGAGGATCTTTGTGTCTGGCTTTCTCCTGTTGCAATAACAGTTCGCTAATCTCTGATATAGAGTCAAGACAAACCGTGTCGTATTGAAGTTGTCCAGTATTGAGCAACTCATGAAGTTGCATAAGTTCAGAAGCTTCTTTCACTTCTATAGCATCAACATTAGTTGCATCTTTAATAGATAACAATCCTGCTTCAGCACTAATTACTAACACCTTACCTGGTGCAGTTTTAGCAAGAGATGTTTTACCTGCTCCAGCCATTCCGTACACAAGAACTTTTGCTCCTTGATCTTGGACTAACTTTTCAGGCGATACAATCCTGCTTGATAAATCATTATTCATAATATGGTTCCTCCGTAAATAAATAATTGATTTGCTAATTATACACTAAAAGATTACAATGTGTAAAATTAATTTATCAGGAGAGTAAAATGGAGGAAATAGAAAATCTACAATGGATCGCAAATTATTATCACAGACAGAATTCAATATCGCGGGTAAAACTTAGGAGGTTAGAGAGTATGGGCATCACACCAAAATATAAAGATAGGAAAGTAGAAAAAATTACTTTACCTATGTATATACAATTTTTAGGCAAAGAAAAAGCAGCAAAGGAGTGGAATGTTTCTGAGCATACTGTTGAGGCTTGGAGGTATGGACATAGGCAACCGTCTGTTAAACAAGCAAAACGTATAATTAAATTAACTAGCGGTAGGCTAGATTGGGAGTCAATATACGGCTCACTAGATGAATTAATTGCAGAAGATTAAATCATGTTTGATTTTAATCTGTCTGAGGGAGAGGCAGCGTTAGATATTGCACTAGCTTATTATGATGAGGGATATAATGTTGTACCTCTACAAAGATCTAACAAAAAACCTCCGCCTTTTTTAAAAGGTTGGGAGCAATACAAAAACGAAAGGCCTTGTAGAACTACCGTTGAGGAATGGTTTACTGATCGCGATAACTTAGTTGTAGCTTTAGTTTGTGGTAAATTTATTGTTGTAGACGCAGACTCTCCAGAAGCTATGACTTGGGTAGAAGAAAATTTACCTACCTGTCCATACAAAGTTAGAACTGGTAAAGGTATGCATTATTATTACAATAATCCAGAAAATTACACCACCTTTGCTACAAGAAGAACAAACGATACACCTGTTGAAAGGTTAATAGATTTAAGAGGTGTTGGTGGACTTATAATTGCTCCTTATAACCGTCATGCTAACGGTCAAATGTATAAGCCAATACCCCTACCAGGTTGGGATATTTTTGATCATAAAGATCTACCTGATTTTACTCCAAAAGAGTTTGAGAAAATAACTGGAGTACCAAAACATGATACGGCTAAAAAAACAGCTCCATTTTCTTTACATGGTGTTAATGAAGGATCTAGAAACGATAACGCAGCACGTATTGCAGGTTATTTAATATCCAAAAATTTAAACTTAGATTTTGTAAGAATATTTTTACATAATTGGAATAGAGATAATAAGCCACCCTTACCGCAACAAGAAATAGATTCAGTTGTAGATAATGTTAAAAAAACACACGATAGGAAAAATCAGATAGCTCCACTGTTCGTACAAACTAAAGAAGATATTAGACCGCCTGAAGATCTATTTAATCCTCCTGGTTTACTAAAAGATATGTATGAATATGCAGAGGACATAGCACAAGTATCACAACCAGAATTATCTTTAGTAGCTGCTTTATCACTTGCTAGTGTTGTTTGTGGCAGAATATTTAAAACCGACATGAACAACTTTTCTAGCATGTACTTCATGTGTATTGCTAAGTCAGGACAGGGCAAGGAAAACATTAAAACCTTTGTTGAGGCAGTTTTAAACGCTTCTGAACACGATAAATTGATAGTAGGAGACGGATATACCTCAAGTGGTGCAGTTCATTCTGTATTAAAAATGAGGCCAACACATATAACAATTATGGATGAGTTTGGTAAAAGATTAGAAAGCATAAGCCAAGCTGGTAATACAAACAAAGAGGACGGCATACAAACACTTATGGAAGCTTGGGGTAGATGTCACGGTACATTAAGACCAGATAACTATTCCCTAATGGGCATACAAGTAGAAGACATCAAAGAAAAGATTATGAACCGTGTGACACATAAACCTGCTATAACAATGGTTGGTTTATCTGTACCCAAAAACTTTTACAAGGCACTTAATTCTGGTCGTATAGCTGACGGCTTCCTAAATAGATTTATGGTTATAGAATCTAAAGAACCTAGACGTGTATCTAATCTTAAAAAGATAAAAAGCCCTCCACTAACAATAGTCAACTGGGTAAATTATATTAGGAGAGATAGGGGTGGTTTATCAGCTCCTATGGTTAACAACTCCGAATATAACATACCGCAAGAAGTATTAGCCTTTGATCATGATTCAGAGCAGTTATTACAAGAGTTTGCTAGTGAGATAGTACAAAGACAAGACATATTAGAAAGAGACGGCCTAGAGCCTCTTCTAAGCCGTTCTAAAGAAAAAGCTATGCGATTGTCTCTAATATGTGCTTTGGCATCAAACGCTCAAACACCAACGATTACAGCTGACGTTACTAAGTGGGCAATAGACTATGTTAGATATTACGATATGCTTTTTATAGAGGCTTGTAGAGATAAAGTAGCAAGTTCTGCAACCGAAGCTAAGATTAAGCAAGTATTGTCTTATATTAGGTCTAGGGAAAGCGAGGGCATATCCAAAAGAGAGGTTGACCGTCATGAACTATTTAGAAGCATGAAGTCGCATGAGG